CCAAGCCGGAACGCGAGACTGGTTGAATTCTGAAGCCGCAGCGTAATCCAGCACCATTGTCGCACTGTTGAGCGTCTCAAGGTACGGAATGCTGTAGAGTAGGTAATTCTCAAACGAGACAGCGCAAATCCCGGACAAATTAGCAGACATCAGCCGCTTTGCCTTTGCCATCTCGATGTCTTTGTAGAGCACCTGCGACGATAGATACGACGCAGCAGCAACGTCAGCCGAAACAAGTCCGCCTTGAGAATACCACCACATCATCCCGGCTTGAAACGAGATGCTTTTGCCTGCTACACACCCGATTGCGGGGTAGAGCACATTTTGAAAGTTCGCAGTCGTTGCCCACAATGCTCGATCCAGAATTCCAGATGCAAATGAATGGGTCGTGCGGTCGGTGAAAACGTACAGCCGGGAGTCGTTATTCTGGCCGATATAATCAACCATTGCGGTCACCGGGCGCGGCACAATAAAGTCGCCCCTTCCAGTGCCAGAGAGCCGCTCTTGCCATCCTAGCGGGTTCCCGAGGTCCGATGCTGAAATGACGTTGGAATTAGCCACCCAAAGCCTGTTCCCGGAGAATGCCATCCAGTACCCTAGCGGGATCTCGGACGACTGCGCCCCAGTTGTGGTTGCCCCGTCCCAATACCCGGCAGAAGAAATCCCATCCTGCACAATGATTAACCTGTGCGACGGCGTGATAGTGACGCTCCCCGCCGAAACCTGTGCCGACTGAGTGGCGGTCACAAAGTTCACCTTGTCCACAGTGGCATCGAGCGTGATGCCGTTGAGTTGATAGTCTTCCCAGTTTTTTGGCTGCACCAACGGGAACGGAGTGTAGTAAACTTTGCCGTCCACCGCAAAAACAGCATAGGAAAGCTCTGTTTTTTGAATCTGCCCGCCTTCCGGGGTCCATATTGTCGCGGGCTGAAACACCTGCGCCCCAGAGGCATTAGTGAACACATTAGCCGCCTGATACTGCTTGTTTGCGTTGAAGATGATGCCGCCCTGAAAGTTTCCAGCGGGCAACGAGAGCCGCATACTAAACCCGGGCCGAGTCTGGGCAATCCCGCCCCGAATGTTGACGTTTTGAGCCCACTTAATCTGGTCGTCAGGTAATGCCCAAGGATTCCGAACGCTGTTGACTCCGTGAATCCAGCCTGCGGTGACCTTTTGAAGCCGTCCTGAACTGATATTTGGGCTTTTCATGCCTAGAACATCACTGGGTCAGATCCGTCTCCGTAGGTCTCGTTATTGATCTGCGGAGGCATCATCGCATGCCCGTCCATACTGTCGTTTTCATTCCTCAAATACATCATAGCCGTCTGCCAATATTTTTGGCTCTGTTCAACGAAATCTTTGTCTTCCAAATCAACAGCGTGAACCGCAGCAATAACGGCCCGAGTGTTTTCGATTGGAATGTAATCGTAAACCGAAGTGATCTCAGGGGCTTTTACTCTGTAAATGATTCGAGCCCAAGCACAGGGCTTCCCAATGCGAATGCGACGATACTTTGGGTTGGTCTCAGACGGGTGATACTGCCCGATCAGCGCCATATCGTTCGAGCGCCCATAGTCAAAAGCGTACAGAGAGACATACCCAACAGTCAGAGGCTTTTCAACGTGACGCACAATTTTTACCAGCGTTTGAGAAGTGACCAAATCACTAAAAAAGACTGAGGTGATTGTGTCTCCGCTTGTCAGATATTCAACGCGACCCGTTGTCACGCTTGTGTTTATAGCGTTCGCAAAAGTGTCGTAAAGCTCAAATGCATTCCCGCTAACTGAACGAGCATAATATAGATGAGGATTGTTGTAAGTGCTTGCCAATAAGGGTACTGGCAGTGTGTCGTTTTCATTTGAGCGTACAGTGATTTGATTGCCTGTTTCAATTAGTGAATTTGCGCAAATAATTGAAGTAGAAGGCAATGCAGTAAACGCCCTAACCACATTTAGAACCAACTGGCCAACGCCCAATGTCGTGAAAGAAACTGGGGTTCCCGATGCCGTTAATGTGACTCCGTTGCCAGTGATGCTCTCAATTAAGTAGGTAGTAGATGGGCTTAATGGGGCTGGAAGCGTGCCGCTACTCGTGAATGAAACCCTTTGTCCGGCAGTAAGATAAACAGACGAATCAAGCGTGACTGTGTTCTGATAAACAACCGAAGTTGCAGCCAAAATTACAGACAAATACGACTGCCCTACGCCTATTTGAATCACCTTAATGGGAGTGACCAAAGAAGAAGTCGGATACAGGTAGGCTTCTGTTTCTGTGATCTTTTTGATGAAAACAATCGAATCTGGAGACGTTGAAGGGTCCGTAATCGGAAGCTGATAATCCGTTTGCAGGGTCACCGAGCTGCCGTCAGCGATGCCAGCAAAGTCTCCAACCCACTTGTCTGTGAAGCCAACGCCAAATGTCCGAGAGATAACAAGGTAGAAATTTCCAGACCCGGTTGAAGTTATATTGACTTCTGAGTGATCGGAATTTCGGACAGTGAACGTGCTCGCAGAAGATGGCGCCTCAGCAAGGTAGGAATTTCCCTGCTCAAGCGGCTGCGGCATTGTGCCAGTGCTTGAGAACTGCACAAAAACACCGCTTGAAGGCGTTACTGTGGCAACCGGGGCTGATGTGTACCCAGTGCCTTGCGCGACCATTGTGACATTTGTCACTACACCGCCGTTGATGACAGCAGTGGCAACCGCTCCTAAGCCTTGTCCGCCGGTAAAGAAAATAGCAGGAGCGGTCGTGTATCCGCTTCCCCCTTGAACAACTTTACAAGTTTTAACAAAAGCTGTTGTGATTGTGCAGGAGGCCGTTGCTTGAGCCCCAGTCTCGGTAATGGTCGTGCTTGCAATTGCGGGGGAATGCGTGTTCGACACACTGTATGTGCCGTTGCCACCCTCTGTTCCTGTCAAAAACCCAGTGATTGTTGTGCCCGGGATGATGTTAGCGCCAGATATTGTGCCGCCAATCCGAACAACCCCAGAAGTCACTCCTGTCACTGTCAGCGTTGTCGTATCAATTGACCCTGTAAAGACGGCTCCTTGTGCCGCTGTAATAACAATGCGAGGAGGGTACAAATAGTTTGCCCCGGGAGAAATAAGCGCGATTCCGTTTACAAGCGTTGAAACAGTATTGACTGACACATTTGCCGATGCGCCGGAACCTAAAGAATCAAGTGTGATGCTCGTTACTTGCCCGCCCGAGATGTTTGGAGTCGCAACAGCTTCAAAGCCGTTTGTGGCTAATCCGCCACTAAACACAATTGTTGGAGGAGTGAGAGGGTCATATCCACTGCCAACTGAGTCCATTACAATGGAAGAGACGTACTTAATGCCAGTGGCTGCATCCGTTGCTAAAACAGCATGCGCCGTTGCCACACTTGTGTGGGTTCCTCCCGAAACAAGCACAGACGGCACCGAATTATAATTATATCCGCCAGCGTCGGCAAACGTAGCAGATGCGGTGGTGTACCCGCCTCCACCCGAATTGACCACCGCACTAGTCACCGGGCCAACAACCTGAGGCTGCAAAACTGCGCCATTCCCAGAAGCCTGATTTAAGCTAAAACCAGCCGCAGAGATGTTGTTCTGCGTCCCTGCAATTGCCGTTGCCGGGATTAGCTTTGCGATTGAAAAGCCGCCTGACCCAGTTGTGAGAAAGTTGATCGAATTGGTTTTGGCAATTGCGTCTGCGTAAGACAAATGAAGCGTCACTGCATTTGGTTCGCTTTGAATCAGCCCAATGTAGTACGACTGCCCCACAACCAACGGCTGCGGAAGCACTCCCCCATTGGTGTACGCCTCAACGGTATCGCCATCCGCAAATCCCGGAGGCGTTGAGAAAGTTAGCTTTGTTTGAGCCGTGATAGACTTGCGAATGCCAATCCTAAACCCTGCCGTATTCCCGCTCAAATAAATTGGATTATTGCCGTTTTGAGCATCAATGCGCGTTGCAAAGATCTGCAAATGCGTCAAGTCGAGTTGAGTCACGAAATAAGTTACACCAGTCTTCAGTGGCGAAGGAAGCGGCGTTCCAATGTCGATTTGATAGAAATTAACCTCATTTGGCGAGTCAATTACAATGGCCGGGGGCGCTCCTAAGGCTACAGCCGTCTGTAATTGTGCCTGCCTTGCGTCTGTCAGCGTTATTGCGTTATCAACGCACCCAACAATGCTTTGAAGCTGAATTGGATTCTGGCCGTAAATTGCATCCAACTCGGACTGGTGGAGTTGAATTGTGACATCATCAACAACTCCAATGTAATATTCAGCCCCCACAGTGAGGTCAGCCGGAGTGGCCCCAGAGACAATAGACAACGTCGCTGATGGCCCGGACGTTAACTGGTGCGCAGTTGCCGATTCAAAGTCGGTCAGCGGTTCAATTGTCGAAGTCCGGGTTGTAATGGTGACGCCATCAGGCTGAATTGTGCCATACGGAAAATCGGACTGCGCGTGAATCGGAACCAGTAGCCCGTCCACTCCAGTTCCGTCGTCCATCTGCGAACGCAGGTCGCGATTGTTGCCGTCTGTGCCGATGACCCGGATCACCTTGCCAGCGTCAGCCTCATGTTCAGCCACTGCAACGAGCTGCGAGGGCTGGCGGATGTCCATCTGCGTCGAGACCATCCCTCGGTCGTCCCAAGCCCATCCCACCGGGTTGTACATCCCGCCTTTGTTGACGTGATACTGGAAAAGTCTCCCTCGAAAATAGGTCGGGCTCCCATCCACATTGACTGCCAACGGAACTTCAATATTCCGAGGCAGGGTTATGGTTTGAGCGTCCCAACCTGTGCAAACATCGACTTCAGCATTGGTGTGGAACCAGTGCCCGGACTGCATGAGGATCTGGACTGCCTGAGTTAACTTCCGATACGCTTTGGGTTTATCGGTCGTCCCCAAGATATCCAGAACCTCGTCGATAATTTGCGAGACGAACATGCGTTATTTGGTCTTCGCGTTGCCTTCCTCCATCATTCCCTTCAAGAACTCGTCGTCTTCAGCAGCAGGGGCTCCCCCGGGCATTGCAGCTTCTTCTTGCGCCTCCATTTCCCCACCTTGCGCCTGTCCATTAACACTTTTTGCTAGCTCGTTGAGTCCTTGAGCAAGCGCCTGCACGATCTGCTGCATCTGGTCAAAAGCAGACTTTGGCATTGAGATCATCACGTCGCCGCCTTGAGGAGGAGGCATGTCGCCCATAGGAGCAGTTGCGCCCATTTCGCCGGGCATTGCAGGGGAGCCCTCCATAGGGTCATTCGGGGGCATAGTTTTGTCGGCCATAGTATTTTAAGCTGGTTGTTCTGCGTCAGAATAACTGTAAAGCAACAAAAGGTCGATTGATTTTTATCGCTTAAAAACCCCGTAGAAAGCGTTACCAAAACAGCCAGATTCAGCAAGCGTGCAAGTTCCTCCAGTTTGCCCAATCCAGCTTTCTAGTTTCTCTTTTTTAAGCTCTTGCGGGTGCCCGGGATGAGGGGGAAAGTCAATCCACTCAAAGATACGAAGCACCGGGGCTGCTTTTAGAGCGTTTTTAATTATTTTCTCGGGATCATCAGTGTGTTGGAGACAATTATAGATCCAGACCTCGTCAAACCCCTCTCCTTCCCAGTCTTCTCCCCGGCATTGGACGTATTGAATACCTTTCTCCGCATACCGATCAATTACCCAGTCCGGGTAGCCCAGCGGGTCCACTACAACCGACCCAGAGACGTGCCCGCACTTAAGCAGCATTGATGTCGGCCCGCCTCCAATGTCTGCAATTTTAGCCACAGGCACTCCGAAGCAATGGTAGCCAATTGCCAGCCCCATCAGCCGGGCGTACACAAACTGCTTCACCTCTTCGGCATTCGTGTTCGTGCAGTCGCCCCAGAATGACTTTTCAAAGTCGTCCGGGGTATGAGTGACGGTCGGAGCGTACAGAGCCCGGAAATCGAGCCCCGAAGCGTGAAACTGCCGGTTGTGATCCTCGTACCAGCCTTTCCCTGTCCAGATGTCGTCGAAATCATCGAACGCACGCTCAAACCGGGGGCGGACGGCGGCAAGGCTGAAGTTGTCCCGGGCAAACTGGACCATTCGGTCGCGCCGAATAGTGGGCACCAACCGAATTGCCCGGAGGATGTCTCCCATCGTGTTGCAGCGGAACCCGTTTGTCCCATCAACAACATACTCAGTCATCGCCCCGGAATCCGAACAAATAGGAACGCACCCCGAAAGCATCATCTCCACTGCGGTCCCGCCAAACGGCTCCCAGTACGTTGACAGCAAAAAGCCAAAGGAAGCCTCAGAGAACAGCTTTTTGCGCAGTGCCGGATCAGCGTAGCCGAGATATTGAACGTGCTTAGGCCACTCTTTGAGCCCGATGTCCTTTGCAGTTCCCTGCCCGGCAATCACGAGTTTGATGCCCATTCGATCACACGCATCAATAGCGATGTGAACGCCTTTGTTGGTGCCAATTCTGCCAATGTAGACGGCGTAGGGCTTCCTATCCTGCTGCGACGCAAAGTCAGACAGCGTGAAGTAATTTGGAACGACTCTCCAGTACCATTTGGGGTCGCAATAACTCACGCCAGACGTTCCCATAAACGCCGATTTGAGCGGATAGGACTCGTACAGCCTAAATTGAGCAAATGCGTACCCGCAGCCGATCCCGGGCTCCACTACAATTAAGTCGCCG